AGAGCGGTTCCGGGGGCCGCAGTTCCACGGGGCATGGTGCGATGAGCTTGCGGCATGGGACTACTTGCAGGAGGCGTGGGATCAGATCATGTTCGGCGTGCGGCTGGGCAAGCGCACCCGCATTCTCTGCACTACAACCCCGAAGCCGAAGGTCTTGATCGTCGAGCTAGTGGGCAGGGAGGGTGAGGATGTCAAGCTGACGACCGCCAGCACTTACGCCAACCTTGCCAACCTCGCGCCGTCGTTCCAGAAGCAAATCTTGCAGTACGAGGGCACGAAGCTAGGCAGGCAGGAAATCTACGCTGAGATCATCGACCCCGAGGAAGCGGGCATCGTCAAGCGGGAGATGATCAAGCTCTGGCCGACCGACAAGGAGTTCCCCAAGTTCGAGTACATCCTGCAATCGTATGACTGCGCCACGAGCGAGAAGACCATCAACGATGCGACCGCCGCGGCGACTTGGGGTGTCTTCAAGCCGCAGGATGGCCCGATGTCTGTCCTGCTGATCGACTGCTGGCAAGACCGCCTCCAGTACCCCGACCTCCGGCCCAAGGTGCAGGACGAGTACGAGGTGGTCTATGGGGAAGGGAAGAACCGCAAGCGCGTTGACCTGATCCTGATTGAAGACAAGTCCGCAGGCATCTCCTTGATTCAAGACCTCCAGCGGGCGCACCTGCCCGTCCGGGCGTACAACCCCGGCGGGGCTGACAAGCTCCAGCGCCTGAACATCGTCTCCAGCCTGTTCGCTCGAGGCCGAGTCTGGATGCCTGAGTCCAGCCAGAGACCGGGCTATGTCCGGGACTGGGCCGAGCCGCTTCTGAGCCAGCTATGCTCGTTTCCTGATACCACCCACGACGACTTCGTGGACGCCACGACCCAAGCCTTGCGCTTCCTGAGAGACGCAGGATTTATTGACATTGATGGCCCAGCGCCGGAGGCATACGATGAAGACGACTACATCGACTCAGGACGACAGCGCAGGGTTAACCCTTATGCGGTATGACATCAAGATCACTATGTGCGCTGGTCGTCTCGAGTTCGCCGTCAGCGACGAAGGATTCAGTGCCACCGCCGAAGCCCTCCACGATGTTCTTGCTGACTGGCTTGACAGTGTGCGAGCGCCTTGGAGTGTGTCAGGTGCTACCGAAATGCCCGGGGTGCAAGGTGGACTTGACAAAAGCCCGAAGGCATAATTGAGACTCACAGTGAGGTAACGCATGGCCGACAAACCCGCCTTTGGCGTCTTTCCCCAGATGAAGCCCAAGCGGTCTCAGCAAGACCGGGAGGCGGCTAAGAATGTCCCTGTTGATCTGGCCCGCGGCTTTGTGTCTGGCACGCTGGGAATGCCGGGAGACATCGAGGCTCTGGCGCGTCTGCCGTATGAACTGATCACCGGCAAAGAGTCCGCGACGATCCTGCCGACATCAGGCGACATCGAAAAGCGGCTTCCGTTCAAGTCAGACACCCCGGTAAGCCGTGCGGCAACCGGGCTGGGGCAACTAGGTGGCGGCGCTTACACCGGCCCGCTATCGGGCGCCCGTGCTGCTACAGCTATCCCGAAGGCGGTTGCTCGAGCAGGCAAGGACTTCGTTCAAGCCGCAGGCCAGAGCGTTTCCCCGCTGACGGTGTATCACGGCTCTCCGCACAAGTTCGAGAAGTTTGACTCCAGCAAGATCGGGACGGGCGAGGGAGCGCAGTCTTATGGGCATGGGCTGTACTTGGCTGAATCACCAAAAGTTGCAAAATTCTATTCAAAGAATGTGCAAGATTCGCGTGGTTTTTGGAAATCAACGCCTGAAGATGAGTTAGATGAAAGTTTATCTTCAGAGTTGACTACATGGATACAAGGCGGCGGAGACATCTTAACAAAAACGGGCTTCAAAGATTATTTGAAATATATCTATGAAGCAGACAGAAATCCAAACATTAAAAATGCTCTGAAAAGAGTTGACCAAAGATTTGCTGATGGAACCATCGTTTTAAATCCAAAAGGCCAATTCTACACCGTAGACCTCCCCGACGAGAAGATCGCCCGGATGCTTGATTGGGACAAGCCTTTGAGTGAACAAGAGAGCGTCAAAGCAGCACTCAATGCAATAAACAAAGAAATTGCGTTGCCTCGGCTACAAGACGCAGAGGGGGCTGGGTTTGCCTACCAACACTTAGCAAACGCCGTGGGCGGCCCGCAAAATGCCGCAGCATTGTTGCGCGAAGCAGGCATTCCCGGCATTAAGTACCTCGATGCAACCAGCCGAGACGCAGGCAAAGGCACCCGCAACTTTGTTGTCTTCCCCGGTGAAGAGGACGCCCTGACCATCCTTGACAGGAAGAAGGAGGGCGGAGAAGTTCAAATGAAAGAAGGCGGTGCCGCATTCGGAGTCTTCCCGCAGATGAAGGGCAAGCGCTCTAAGCAAGACCCAGAAGCCGCCAAGACCTTCCCGATTGATGTAGCCCGAGGGTTTGTCTCTGGCGCCCTTGGTATGCCCGGTGACATCGAGTCACTGGTGCGAATGTTGCCGGGGCTGGACGAGAAGACGATCCTCCCGACGAGCGAGGACATCGAGAAGCGCCTACCTCTACGCTCTGACTCCCCGGTCTCGAGGGCGGCTACGGGACTAGGCCAGATTGGAGGCGGGTTCTACACCGGGCCGCTGTCTGGGGCTAGGGCTGTAACAGCGATCCCGAAGGCGGTCGGCAAGGCAGGCAGGGACTTTGTGATGGCCGCTGGGCAACCGGCTGTCAATGTGGTCAAGCCCAAGGGCGGCAACTTCCTGACGGATCGGCTGGGGCGTGAGCTTCAGCCCTTGAAGACAAATCCAAAGGCGGCTGAAAACCTTGAGGAAATGAAGCGGGTGTACCCGCCTGAAGTGATGGAAAGGATGTCGCCCGAGACTCGCGCTCAGGTTGAGCGGGCAATCCCACGACTAGAAAACCAAGTTGCTATCAACAATTGGATTGACCGCAACCTTCAGAACTATGTAAAGAACCAGATGGCGACCCCGGAAGACCCGGTGCGCCTGATGCTGGACAAGCGCACTGGTGAGATTGAGGCCAAGTTCGCCAAGGATATGGAGCGGGCTGACAGGCTTGCTGAACGGGCGGCGGCTGAGACTGACCCGCGGATGAAGGTCAACCTCACCCGAAACGCCGAGCAAGCGAAGATGGCCGCGGAGATGGAGCGCGATCTGGCGATGAGCCATCTGCTCCCGAGTCAGCAAGCGTTGATGGGCACTGCCCGACAAGCGGCTGGAGAGTCGAGGGTCAACCGGGCGGTGGAAGGATTCCCAGAAGAGGGTATGGCGAAGACTCCCGCTGGCAAGGCATGGGAGGACATCACCGATTCAGACATGGGCGTGACCGCCAACCGTGCTGGTGACGCTCAATCAGCGGTAGAGAAAAAACAAAAGGCAGATGAAGCGCTTGCGGCTTTCTACGCAAAAGGGCCGGAGGTCGATGAGGCTTTTATTAAGCAGTTGGCAGGCAACGGTCTTACCCCCGCACAAATCCAATCTTTGGATAGAGGCTTGCCGAGACATCAGAAAGCGGAGCTTTTGCACAACCTTGAGGTGAAAGACGAGTATCTGCGACTAGAGAGCGCCGCCAACGATTTGCGTGGGACTTACAGAGACAAAGACCTGCAAATAGCGCAACGATACCCTTGGGTATCAAAGCTCGACCCCGAGGCGCGGATATATGAGTTCTACGGCTCGCACGATCTAGGCTTCGACCACATCATTGATGTTTTGAAGCAAGATGTTGCTGCTGGCCGCATCACCCCTGATCAACTCAACCGGATGAGCGTGGATCAAGCCGTCCGCCGCGCTGCTGAATACGACAAAGAGTTAGCGGAGAAGATGAACTCCGCCCGTGCTGCGGCGCGTGAAGGGCTTCCCGTTTACAAGGAATACCCAGAGGGATACCGCTGGGTTGAACTGAACAAGCCCGGATCGTTTGCTTCTGAGTCAGAGGCTATGGGACATTCTGTGCGGGGCTACGAGCCACCCAAAGGGCATCCTGACTGGATGGAAGGGTCTGGAAACGAGGGTTCCGAGTACTACGGTCAAGGGGGCTGGGAGGGCATCAAGAGCGGCAGGGCCAAGGTCTACTCGCTGGTTGATCCGAAGGGCAATCCTCATGTCACCGTGGAGGTTAAACGCCCAGAAAGCGTCTCTGAAGAACTGCAATATAAATATAGAGACAAAATTAACGACAAAATAAACGATTATTTAATAGATAATCCTGATGCAACTCATGAAGAGGCAATGAGTAACGCTTTGGCTCAATTAAAAGATCAATTCCCCTCAAGCATCACCCAAATCAGAGGCAAGCAGAACACCCGCCCCAACGAAAAGTACGACCAATACACCCAAGACTTTGTAAAGAGCGGCAACTGGTCTGATGTGCGGGATATTGGGAATACAGGTCTAACAGACCTTCGCGCTAACCCTTTTGATCTTCTTCCTGCCTATGCTGAAAAGCTAGGCTTAAAAGTTCCTCGTTATTTGACGGAGTCTGAAAGAATGGCTCTTAATGATCATTGGAGGGAAAATCATGAAAAATACTTGCCTAGTGGTGAGCGCGTAGACCCAAGAAGCGCTCCGTTGCCGGAAGAGCTTCAGAAGTACCTTGCCAATCCAAATGGAGGCATGAAGCGCGGAGGCCGCGTCTCCATCTCTGACAACGCAGACAGCCAGATGATGGATGTGCTGGACAAGAAGATGGCCGGTGGTGGTCTTGCCGCAAAGATTGCAAAGCTGGCCCGTGCCCCTGCAAAGTCCGCCGCAGAGATTGAGGCCATCGCCCAGCGCATAGCTCCGCAAGTAACTGGTGAGTTTGTCCGCGGCGACAAAGGGACGGCATCGGTTGCCGGTAAAACCCAGAAGCAATTTGCCCGCGAGAAAGAATTGCCGGTCGATTTCACCGACATCAAGAACGCCCCGCCTATCCAAACACTGAACCCCGAGAAACTTCAGGGCAGTGTGGTGACAGGCATCCCCGGCGATCCGACGGTGACAGGAAGGTCTTTGACCAGAGTCGGCGACATCAAGCTAGATAGCCCGTCGCCGCAACATGGTGGCCCGTTGTATGGCCTGTACCAGCCTGATGATGCGTTCTGGGCTTCTGGTATTGGCCCCGCGAGCGGTGTTCAGCGCGTAGCTAAGGAGGCGATGGAAGCCTACGATGCGCCGGTGCTGGGGCAGTACATCATGATGGGGCCAGACTCCATCAACTATGCCCAGCACTTTGCTGATGCCAACCTGTCGGCCATCGACCTATCGAAGATGTCCAAGAAGCAAATCGAGCAGTTCAACAAGCTGATCCGATTTGGCGACAACAAGTCGGGGCCGCGCCCAACCTTCCCGGGCATCGAGAACAAGGAAGACGCATACCTGCACTTGGCATTTGACCCGCACCTGCGCCGTCACTTCAACAAGCTGATGCAGATGCCTACGGTCACCGAGCCGTTGAACCTGCCCAGCGGCCAAGACATCCGCTTTGCCACAACTGAGCCTGTGTTGCGCGACCTCGAGACCGGGGTGACGGGCTTCTCGATGGGCAAACTCAATCCTGAAGTTTCCAAGTCTGGCCTCAAACTCTCCTCGCACCCAACCTACAGCCACGACATCCCGGGCGAGTTCATGGGCGGGATGAAGTACCCGGTTCCCTACGAACTGTCATTCCCTGACACGCTGAAGTCGGTTAGGGAGAACCCGAAGCAAGCAGGCCAAGAGTTTGGCTCCCTCAAAATGGTTGGCCCTCGCCAAATCTACGACCAGCAGATGGTCGATGAGTTGAAGCAATACGAAGAGGCGATGAAGCGACTGACCGGCAAGAAGGAGGGCGGCGAAGTTGAAATGGCTGGTGGCGGCGCCATTGATAATGGGCTGATCAAAGTGAAGAACAAACGAAAGGCTAAGGCTTAACTATGGCAACGCAATTCCCTATTGAGCAGGAATATGGCCGAGAGAATCCTGAAGAAGAGCAGGATATGCCCGAAGGCATGACTGAGAACGAGGACGGTTCCGTTGAAGTGGACATCGAGCTTGACGACTCCGAGATTGAGGAGCTTCCTGATGGCTCTGCTGTCGTTACGCTGCCGGAAAAGACGCGCGGCCCGCAGGAGGACGAGGACTTCTACGAGAACTTGGCTGAAAGCGATGAGATCGACCCGTTCGATCTGGACACCATCGCCATGCAGTACATCAACTACATCGACAAGGACAAGGAAGCCCGGTCTCTACGCGACAAGCAGTATGAGGAGGGCATCAAACGCACGGGTATGGGCAACGATGCCCCCGGTGGCGCTCAATTTACGGGTGCAAGCCGGGTTGTTCACCCCGTAATGGCGGAGGCTTGCGTCGATTTTGCGTCCCGAGCCATCAAAGAACTGTTCCCGCCCAACGGCCCGACCCGTACCAAGATTCTTGGCGACGCCGACAAGAGCAAATTGGATGTCGCAGAGCGCAAACGCGACTACATGAACTGGCAGTTGACCGAGCAAATCGAGGAATTCAGAGATGAGCAGGAGCAAATGCTCACCCAACTGCCCCTTGGAGGCTCTCAGTTCATCAAAATGTGGTACGACGAGGACAAAAAGCGGCCTTGCGCCGAGTTTGTGCCCATCGACAACATCATCCTGCCGTTTTCTGCCGCCAATTTCTACACTTCTCAGCGTGTAACCGAGCGTCAGGACATCACACAGTGGGAATTTGACCGTCGCGTACAGCGAGGTCTCTACATCGACGCCAACTTTACTCGCGCTTCAATGGAGCCGGAGGAAAGCAAGGCCGAAAAAGCCAACGACAAAATTGAGGGCCGCAAAGACGACTCGGAAAACATCGATGGAAGCCGCACTGTCTACCATATCTACACTTGGCTAGAGCTTGAAGGCGATTCCCGCTCCGAGGGGAAGATGGCCCCCTACATCCTGATGATCGACAACCTCGAGCATAAGGTGTTGGGGCTGTATCGCAACTGGGAAGAGGGCGACGAGACGATGACCAAGCTCGACTGGATGGTCGAGTTCAAGTTCATCCCGTGGCGTGGCGCTTACGCTGTCGGATTGCCTCATTTGATTGGTGGTTTGGCCGCTGGTTTGACGGGCGCTCTACGGGCATTGCTCGATTCGGCTCACATCAACAACGCCGCCACGATGCTCAAGCTCAAGGGAGCCAAGATCAGTGGCCAAAGCCAGCAGGTTGAGGTCACCCAGATTGCTGAGATTGAAGGCGCTCCCGGTGTTGACGACATCCGCAAGATTGCAATGCCGATGCCTTTTAATCCGCCGTCTGCGGTGCTGTTCCAACTCATGGGGTATTTGGATCAAGCGGCCAAGGGCGTAGTAACGACCGCGGAAGAGAAGATTGCTGACATCACCAGCAACGCTCCAGTCGGAACCACGCAGGCGCTGATCGAGCAGGGCGCTTCGGTGTTCGCCGCCATTCACGCCCGGTTGCATGACGCTCAGGGCCGCGTGCTGAAGATTCTTGGCCGCATCAACCGTTGGTATCTGGACGAGCAACGCAAGGGCGACATCGTTGCTGACCTTGACATCCGCAAGGAAGACTTCAAGAGCAACACCGATGTGATTCCGGTGTCCGACCCGGCGATCTTCTCTGAAACCCAGCGCATGGCCCAGATGCAGGCCGTGATGCAGTTGATGAAGGAAAACCCCGACCTATTCAACCGCAAGGCGGTGGTCGAGCGGTTCCTCAAGCAAATCAAGGTGCCGGAAATCAACGAACTGATGCAGGGCGTGCCTGATCCGGAAAAGCGCGATGCCGCAAACGAGAATGTGGCAATGGCAATCGGCCAAGCCGCGTATGCCTATATTGAGCAGGATCATCTGGCGCACTTGCAGGCTCACCTAGATTTCGCCAAAAACCCGGTCTATGGCGCCAACCCGTTGATTGCCCCGGCGTTCATCCCCAACGCCATCGAGCATATCAAGCAACACCTGAGCCTGTGGTATCTAAACCGCATGAACGGATATGTAAACACTGCTACCGGCGCCCGGATCACTGATTACGACGATCCGAAGATTACGCCGAAGGTGGACAAGCTCTTTGCCGCCGCATCACAGCATTTGCAGTTGGACAGCGAGAGCGTCTTCAAGAACATTCTGCCGATCTTGCAAGCAATGGTGCAAGAGATGCAGAAGTACAAGCCGCAACCGCAGATGACGCCCGAGGCTCTTGTGCTGGAGAAGACCAGCATGGCAGAGACGGAGCGCCGCGCAGCGCGGGATCAGGCAGACATCGAGCTTCAAAGGAAGAAGCAAGAGGAGGAATATGCGCTCAAGGTGGAGGATTTGCAGTTGCGCTTGGCTATTGCCGAGGGCGACAACGAAACCCGCGAGCGCATAGAAGCGGCTCGGCTCAACCGCGATGCGGCCAAGCTGAGATTGGAAGAGGGAAGAACCCTTTTAACTGGAGGTAACTATGGCTACCAATAACCCGTACCACAACGAAGCCGTGCCCATGCACAAGCGAATCGCCGCTGGCGAGAACCTTGATGGCACATCCCTCAAATCTAATGGCGGTCAGCAAAAAGCCCCCGCCAAACCCCAAGGAGGTCTTGCCCAAGCGAAGAAAAAGTAATGGGACACATAGCAGACCTCATCGCTGGTATCAAAGCCTCACAGAGCGATATTGCTCTTTCCTTGGCGCGTGGAAATGCGTCTACATGGGAGGCGTATCAGCGTATGGCTGGTCAATATCAGGGGCTTGAACAAGCTCTTGAGATTCTCAACAACATTTTGAAAGAACCAGATGATGATGAATGAGCCGGAAGTGGCGAAAGCCACTGAGTTAGCTTGGGCTTTTCCGAGCGTAGAACCCGGTGCGAAACCTCTTGGTGGGCGTATTCTTGTGCAGTTGCGCCGCACCAAAAAGAGAACGACAGGCGCCGGGATTATTTTGGTCGAAGAGACCAAAGAGACTGAGAAGTGGAACAACATGGTGGCGAAAGTCATCGAGATTGGCCCGCTTGCCTTCAAACACCGAGAAACCATGTCGCCGTGGCCGGAAGGCTCATGGTGTGAGGCTGGTGACTACATCCGCGTTCCAAAGTGGGGCGGTGATCGGTGGGAAGTCAAAGTCCCCGGTGAGGACGACCTAGAAGACCCGGCACTGTTTATGGTTCTAAACGACCATGAAGTAATTGCCAAGGTCACTGGTGATCCTCTTGCAATGCGTGCTTTTATTTGAGGTGAAACATGGCAAATGAAAACGAAGTTGAAGAAAAGATTTTGGTCAAGGAAGAAGTCGATGGTTCGGTGACCGTTGACCTGCCCGACAGCATCCCCAGCCCAGATAACGACGAAGATGGCGGTGACGAGCCGATGGCCGCTGGCGGCGCTGCCGACGATGACGACCAAGACCGCGACGATGACACCGAGGCTATTCGCGCCGCCCGCAGGAATCGGCGCAAGGCCAAGAAGGAGTACATCAAGAAGACCAACGAGGAGAAAGACCAGCGTCTGGTCATGCTCCAGCGTCAGAATCAGGATTTAATGGAGCGTCTCTCCAATGTGGAGCGCAAGACCCATTCGGCTGATCTGGCCCGGTTGGACAAGGCTATTGAGGATAAGGAACTGCGCCTCCAATATGCCCGCATGAAGATGTCCGAAGCCACCTCCGCGGGTGACGGCGAGGCTTTCGCCAAAGCCCAAGAGATGTGGTACGAGACCCGACGCGAAGTCGAGTCGATGAAGTCCCTGAAGGACAACGCCGTTCGCTCCGCCAATGTGGACAGTCCGGCAAATAGCGTCGAATTACAGCGTCAGGCCGCTCGCTGGATGCAACGCAACGATTGGTTCAATCCGGAGGGTGGCGACGAGGATTCCGAAATCGCCAAAATAATTGACCAGAAGTTAGTTAAAGAAGGATGGAATCCGGCAAGCCAAGATTATTGGGAAGAGTTAGATAAACGCTTGTCAAAGCGCCTGCCACACCATTACACTAGTAACCATGACGAAGGAAACAGTCGTCAATCTCGTAGACCAAGGAGTATTGTGACAAGCTCTGGACGCGAAGGCACGAGTGCAAGCGGCGCACGAAATTCTTTTGTGCTGTCGCCTGAACAAGTTCGTGCGATGAAAGATGCAGGTTTGTGGGACAACCCGCAAACTCGCAATCGCATGATCAAGCGTTACGCAGAACAGTCCCGTCAACAAAATTCTGGTTATAGGAGCTAAAAATGACTGAATCTCGTCTAAAAAAATCCCTTTCTGCTGGTGGCCGCGAGGATAGGTCTTCGCAAGATCAGAGCCGTCGCCCCGCAGAAGAACAGTTCATGTCAACGCAGGAAAGCCTCAAGGCTTGGAGCGATGAGTGGACGCAATCGGCCCTGCCGAAACTGTCAGTCAATGCTATCCCCGGATGGCACTTGTGCTGGCTCTCCACCACCAATAGCTACGACAGCATCGACAAGAGAATGCGGCTTGGGTATGTTCCCGTGAAAGCGGATGAGTTACCCGGGTTCGATAGTTTCCGCGTTAAGTCTGGCGAGAATACTGGTTTTATCTCTTGTAACGAGATGCTGCTGTTCAAGCTGCCGATGGAAATCTACCAAGCAGTCATGACCAAGTTTCACCACACTGCTCCTCAAGAAGAGGCGCAGAAAATTGAGGTGCAACTTGAGAATCTGCAAGGTCAGGCCCGCGACAGTTCGAATCGGCGCTTGCTACAAGTTGAGGGTGAAGGTTTTGGCCGGATCGACAAACAGCAACCAACTAACGCCCCTATTTTTGAGGGCTAAAAGGAGTCATTATGAGTGCTACTAATGCTCCGTTCGGTATGCGCCCTGCGTTCCATCCCTCTGGTCTGGATCGCGCTCGCGCATATGTGGACGGTATCGTCTCGGCTTACTCGTCGGACATTTTGAAGGGCCAGCCTGTCCGTTTGGTCACCGCTGGCAACATTGAACCGGCTGCTACCGGTCAAGCGTTCCTTGGCGGCTTTGATGGCGTCGAGTGGACTGACACCACCGGTCGCCGTCGCGTGTCGAACTACTGGCCCGCGAACACTGCGTACCAGACTGGTTCGTGCATCGCGTATGTGTGGGATGACCCGCTGGTCGTGTATGAAATGCAAGCCGCTGGTTCGCTTACCCAAGCGTCCATTGGTGAGCAATTCGACATCACCAACGAAACCGCTGGCTCCACCACCACTGGCTTGAGCCAATGCACCCTCGGCACTTCTGCCGCTGGCGCTGGCAACAGCAAGCAAATGCGTGTTGTGAACCTCGCTCCGTTCCCCGGCAATGCTTGGGGTGATGCCTACACCGTTGTTCAGGTGCAAATCGCTGAACATCAATATGTCGCCGACCGCGGCGCAATCTAAGGAGGGCTGACAAATGGCATCCCCAATGCGTAGTACAGACTTTCGCAGTATTGTTGAGCCTATCCTCAACGAATGCTTCGATGGAGTCTATGATCAGCGTGCCGACGAATGGAGCCGCGTGTTCCGTCAACAAGAAGGCATTCCCCGCAACTACCACGAAGAGCCTGTCCTGTACGGATTTGGCGCTGCTCCTCAACTGCCTGATGGCACCCCGGTGACCTATCAGCAGGGCGGCGTGCTGTTCCTCAAGCGCTATGTGTACTCGGTGTATGGCCTTGCCTTCGCCCTGACCAAAGTGCTGGTGGAAGACGGCGACCATATCCGTATCGGTCAAGTGTATGCCCGACATCTCGCTCAGTCCCTGATCGAGACCAAGGAAACCCTGTGCGCCAATGTGCTGAACAACGCCTTCACCGGCGGTGCTTTTGCTGGTGGCGACGGTGTTGCCCTGAACTCGGCTTCGCACCCCATCGTCAGCGGCACCTTCAGCAACCTGCTGACCACCGCCGCGAACCTGTCGCAGACATCTCTTGAGCAGATGCTGATTCAGATTCGTCAGGCTGTGGACAACAACGGCAAGAAGATTCGTCTGGTTCCCCGCCAACTGGTGGTGGCTCCGGGCAATGTCTTCCAAGCCGAGGTTCTGCTCAAGTCTGTCCTGCGTTCTGGCAACGCCAACAACGACATCAACCCTGTGAAGTCGATTGGCCTGCTGGACGAAGGCGCCGCTGTTCTGTCTCGTCTGACCTCGCCCACCGCATTCTGGGTGCAGACCGACGCACCGGAAGGCATGAAGCTGATGATGCGCCGTGGTCTGGAGAAGACGATGGAAGGTGACTTCGAAACCGATTCGATGCGCTACAAGGCCACCGAGCGTTACGATGTTGGCTTCACCGATCCTCGCGCCATGTACGGCACGCCGGGTGTCTAAACATGAGATGGGGGGCTTCGGCCTCCCTCTTCACAGGAGAACCAAATGTCAAATCTGCTCGTAACTCGTTTCCCCTATGGGGTAACCAATGTGGGAGAAGATTCGCCGTTTGCTGATCTGGCAATGCCAGCGCCCACCCTGTTTCATACTTACTTCGAAGATTTCGACTATTACACAGCCGCAAATTGGACAGTAACTGAAACGCAGGCAGGCGCTACTCAGGCGTTGACAGACGGTGATGGCGGTCTACTTCTGCTCACCAACACAGCAGCGGACGACGATCTTGTGTCCTTGCAGAAGGTTGGCGAATCCTTTCGCTTTGCTTCCGGCAAGAAACTGTTCTTTGAGGCTCGCTTCAAGGTCAGTGACGCAACCCAATCGGATTTCGTAGTCGGTCTGCAAATTACTGACAGCACTCCGCTGGATGTCTCCGATGGCGTGTTTTTCATCAAAGCCGACGGCTCTACCTCTGTGAGCTTGGTGGTCGAGAAAAACAACACCGCCACGACGACCGCGTCTGTAGCCACTGCGGCGAATGACACCTTCATCCGCCTTGGCTTTTACTACGACGGCGCATCGGTGATTGAGTATTCCGTAAATGGCGTGATCAAAGGAACTTCGGTGACTACCAATTTGGTTGATGACGAAGACTTGACGCCGACCTTTGCGATCCAGAACGGCGAAGCTGTTGCCAAGACGATGACCATGGATTACATCTTCGTGGCGAAGGAGCGGTAATCATGGGTCAATTCAAACCAATGGTGAAGATGATGACCACCGAGCCTTCGGTGGAACTCAAGCTGAAAAAGGGCGGAGCGGTCAAAAAAGCTGACGGCGGCATGATGGGCATGGGCGCGATGCCTGCCGGTATGCCTGCTCGCGGTGGCATGATGCCCTCCAAGGCTCCCATGCGTCCGTCTATGGCCGCTCGCCGTAGGGCGATGGCTGGTAAGGCTATGCCTGCTGGTGTTCCCGCTCCCGTCTCTGCAATGCCTGCCATGAAAAATGGCGGCGAAACCAAAGCCACTCACAAGGCTGAGATGTCGAAGATGAAGGGTCTTGAAAAAGAACTGAAGTCTCACGAATCCAAGCCTGCCAGCAAAGCCCACAAGGGTCTTGCAACTGGTGGTGTGGTGATGGGTCAGGGCGGCTACAAAAAGGGCGGCATGGTAAAGATGGCTGATGGTGGCGTTCCAAAAAGCGGCATCATCAACACCGAGGGCCAAGGCGGCAAGTACCGTGACACCCTGATGCATACCGCAGAAGGCGAACACCACACCCCGAAGAAAACCGGCGAAGTCCGTATGGGCAATGCTGGTGGCTACAAAAAGGGTGGAAACATCCGTAAGTACGCCAAGGGTGGCGGCGTCGAGGGCAATGTTTCTACGACTCCTGCGGGCGTGACCAACACGACCACTGGCGAGGTTCGCAAAGGCAATGCTGGCGGCTTCAAGAAAGGTGGCTCCGCAAAAAAAGCCTACGCTACGGGGGGGCTTGTTGATACAGGCAAGCCCGTAGCGATGCCCCAAGGCCGGAAGAAGCCCTCTGCTCCCGTGAGCATCAATCAACTGTCTGGCACCTTCAAAAAGGGCGGGCGGGTGAAGATGCAAGCGGGTGGCTCTGTTACCGACACCTATAGCCAACCTGACGAGGATTTGTCCGGTGGCGCATATGATCGTCGCTACGCCGAGGAAAAGGCGGAAAACGAAGCTATGCGTGAGTCGATTCTTGGCGCTCCGAAACGGGCCTATGAAAGCATCAAGAGTATGGTTAAGGGCATGACTCGCTCAGAAGCGCCCAAAACTAGGTCTGCTGCATCGGCTCCTTCGGTTACAAAGACTGAAAAGTCGGTGACTGTTACGCCTGCCAAAAAGCGCGGAGGCGCTGTTAAGTGCTGAACCAAAGTGGGGGCTTCGGCCCTCACTTTTATTTAGGATTGAAAAATGGGAACCTATTCTTCCGCGACCCGTCAGGGCGCTTATGAGCCGTTTGAGCTGCAAGTAGCGCGAGGCCAAGTTGATGGTCACAATGCCTTGTTTAAGTTTGGCATTAACGGTGATGTTGGCACATCTGCCGAAACAGTTTGGGCGCAAGGTGGGGTATATGTGTATCCTACCTCTGCAACTGTTATGAAAATTTCTAGTTCCAGCGCGGATGACGCGGCTGCTGGAACTGGCGCAAGAACTATTCAAATTTTTGGTCTTGATGCCAGCTACAACGAGATCAGCGAAACGGTGACCTTGAACGGTCAAACCGCAGTCAACACAACTAACAGCTTTCTGCGAATTTTTCGTATGTATGTTGTTACTGCTGGTTCTGGCGCAACTGCCGCAGGTACTATTTACGCTGGTACTGGCAGTGTTACTTCTGGTGTGCCTGCAACCATTTACGGCATGATTACACTTACCGCAAACCAAACGCAGATGGCGTTTTGGACAGTGCCAGCCGGTTATACCTTCTATTTGACCGGAGTTTACTACTCATCTGCAAACTCAACCGCAAACGCATCTACCAACTTTCAGTTCATTGAACGCCCACTTGGCGGTGTGTTTAGAATACAAAGTTCTACGCGCACTGCTGGTAACGGAGATTTTGTGTTTGATTTGCACACACCTATTTTCTTTCCTGAAAAAACAGACATTGAAATTAAGGCAGTTGCTTCAGCCGGGGCTTCTAATGTGTCTGCTGAGTTTGAAGGCATCTACATCAAGAACCCGGACTAATCATGCCAAGCAAATCACCAGCCCAACATCGTTTGATGCAAGCCGCCGCCCACACTAAGGGTGGCTTTGGTGGTGTGCCGCAAAAGGTTGGCAAAGAGTTTGTCAAGGCCGACAAAAAGATAAAAAATGGCGGAGTAGTCCAGTCTTTAAAAAAGGCTGGATTCTATGAAGAGGGTAATAGCAAACCAGAGCGTTTAAAGATTGTCAGTCAGGCCACAACCAAACCCGAGAGGTTGGAAATTGTAGAAAAACTATATTCCAAATCAGACAAAACCGTCAAACTCAAGTCTGGCGGAGTGAGTCTGGCTGTTGGCCGCGGGGAGAAGATGTCAGTTGATCAAGGCGCTGGCCTAACCGCCAAGGGCCGCGCAAAGTACAACCGCGAGACGGGGTCAAATTTAAAGGCTCCGCAACCCCAAGGAGGTGCCCGTAGGGACTCCTTTTGCGCGAGAATGGGGGCTGTCGCAGAGAAAAGCGAGAAGGGAAGCCGGTCTCGCGCCTCTATGAAACGATGGAATTGCCCCGGATGGTGAGGAAAACATGGCATACAGCGGAACGGTTGGGACAACAGTCCTCAATGTCCAGAAGTTCATTGATCATGGCGCTCGCCGTGCGGGAAAACTTGCTGAAGAGTTGACCTCTGAGCAGGTATTGAGCGCCAAGGAGTCGCTTTTTTTCCTTTTGAGCGACCTGATCAACATTGGCATTCAATATTGGGCCATCGAAAAGAAGGTTTATGGCCTAAAGCCCGATCAATACCAGTATTTGTTGCCCATTGGGGGCAATGATGTCCTCAATGTGCTGTATCGGCAGATGAATCGGCCTACGCCAAACGCAGATGGTGGATATTTTTCGTCTTCGGGAGTCACCGTCAACGCATTTGACAACAATGTAGACACGATAGTCACCCAAACCTCCCCCAACGGAAATATTGGCATCAATTTTGGTCAGTACAACGAGGTTTATGCCGGTTCTATTGGCATTCTCCCGGGAGTTTCAGGCCAATTTCACATCTTGCTTGAGGTCAGCACTGACGGAACGACTTGGACAGTGCTGGAAGACACCGGGGTGACCACTTGGGTCAACAACGAATGGCTCTGGTACGACATTGACCCCGGAGCAACAATCCAGTATTACCGGATGCGGGAAACCGGCGGTAATACGCTGGTGGTGCGCGAGTTTTATGTCGGGAACAACAGCCGCGAAATCCAGATGGCTAGGCTCAACCGCGACGACTACACGAACCTGCCCAACAAAAACTTCACGGCCAACCAGCCGTATCAATTTTGGTTTGATCGCACGATCCCGCAGGCAACGATTTATCTGTGGCCGACGCCAAGCGACCCGTTCATTCAGATGACGGTGTGGTACTCGCGTCAAATCATGGATGTGGGCGACCTGACCAACGAACTCGAGATTCCCCAGCGCTGGTACGAGGCAATTCTCAATATGCTGTCGCACAAAATGGCGCTGGAGCTTCCCGGCGTTGACACCGCCCGTATCCAGTATCTCGAGGGTCAGGCCGAAAAATACCTCAGCCGCGCAGAGCAGGAAGAGCGCGACAAGTCTCCGATCTACTACGCCCCGAATATCAGCGTATATACGAGGTAAGTCATGCCCAGATTCCTCGATACTCTGGGCTTATCCGACATTGCGATTGCCGTATGTGATCGGTGCAAGATGAAGCGATCTCATGCATCGCTAGGCCCGGACACGAACTTTCCCGGCCTGATGGTGTGCGAGGAGAACTGCCGAGACCAGAAAGACCCGTATAGGTTGCCAGCAAGAAAAACTGAGCGGATCAATTTGCGGTTCCCTCGTCCTGATGTTAGCGTGGCCGTGAACCCCAACGATATTCTTGGAGGGGGAGGTGCCTACGGCGGGTTTGTGATTTCTACTGAAGGCAACACGCAGACTCCGCAAAATGATGGGAATTTGGATGGGCTTGAGATTACGCCGGAGCCTCAGTAATGCCTAACATCCAGATCAGTCAACTGCCAGCAGCGCAACCGCTTGACGGAACCGAACTCGTACCAATCGTCCAGCAGGGGATTACGGTCAGAACGACAACGCTGTCGATTGCCGCATCCCCGAATCTGACGCAAACATTCCTGACGCTCAATCAGGAGCCGACGCTACCCAATAGTCGATCCTTGGCTGGCAACAACGGCATCACACTGGTTGATGGCGGTGCGCTGTCTACCCTGTCGATAGAGCTTACCGGAACTGCCTTGAGCCTGCAAAACGCAGGCAATGGCTTGATATTCAAGGTGGCGGGCAACATTGTGCCCAGAGAGCTTGTGAGCGGCTCTGCTGGCATCTCCGTGACGAATGGATTGGGTGTTTCTGGAAATCCAACCATTTCGCTTTCCGGACGGGTTTTGTCTTTGCAAAACCTAAGCGGCTCGAGCGGTCTTGTGGCTTTGACCGCGGGAGGAGTCACTTCGGTCGATATTGTTGGAGCCGCCAGTCAGATCAGTGTTACCAACTCTGGCGGGCCGGGAAACCCAACGATTGCCATTGCAAACGATCCGACCCTTCCGGGCACTGGCGCGGCGCTTTTGCCGAAAGGCACATTTTTAGAGCGCCCCGCCGGAACTGCTGGACAAATCCGGTTCAACACCGACTCGCAACAATTTGAAGGGTTTGCCAACGGCACTTGGTCAAACGCCTTGGGAGCATCGGGCATCTCCGGTTACTCTGGCTACTCCGGTTTTTCCGGGCTGGGGCTTTCTGGCTATTCTGGTTTTAGTGGCTTGAGTGGCTTTAGCGGCCAGTCTGGATTTAGTGGCGCATCTGGGGCTTCTGGTTTTTCTGGATTTTCTGGCTCAGGCATCTCTGGCTACAGCGGATTTTCGGGCGCCGGGACTTCTGGTTTTTCTGGCTACTCGGGACTGAGCGGGTTTTCCGGTCAGAGCGGCTACAGCGGAATTTCCGGCTTTAGTGGACTCTCTGGCTACTCTGGATTTTCTGGCGTCAGCGGGTATTCTGGACAAAGCGGTGCCTCTGGAATTAGTGGGTTTTCTGGATTTTCTGGAATCAGTGGATTTTCTGGCTTCTCCGGTATTTCAGGGTTTTCTGGAATCAGCGGTCAATCTGGTTTCAGTGGAATCTCTGGTTTTAGCGGCTC